CCAAGCCCCAATCTGCCGTCTGCGTTATAACCCCAAGTCCAAATAGTTCCATCTGTTTTAATGGCTATGCATCCAAAATTTCCACCAGCAATATTTGACCAATTAGTCAAAGCGCCTATTTGTTTTGGACTTGAATAATTTGTTTCGTTATTTAATCCTAATTTACCATAAGTATTGTTTCCCCATGACCACAATGTCCCATCAGTTTTTATAGAAAAACTAGCGGCATACGCAGTAGTTATTTTTAACCAAGCAGTCAAAGCGCCAACTTGTTTTGGGGAAGAATAATAAGTTACATTTCCTAATCCAAGTTGACCATACGAATTACTTCCCCAAGCCCAAAGCGTACCGTCTGTTTTAACAGCTAAAGTATGTACGCTATAAGAATTTGTAGATATTGAAGCCCAGTTTGTTAAAGAGCCAACTTGTTTTGGACTTGAATATGATGTTGTATTACCTAAGCCAAGCTGACCATCAGTATTTCTACCCCATGAATATAAACCCGGCACAGGCGCTAAAGGCCAAGTCCCCGCCGCCTTAGCATTGGCTTGACTGCTGATGTTCCAGATACCTGAGTATTGAACGCCTGATACGAGTGCTGTTGCCATTACGTTATCCTATTGCCACTGTAGCGCCATTTAAACTAGTTACTTTAGACCAAGTAGTTGATGCGCCAACTTGTATCGGGCTTGATGTTGTAGTTATATTCCCATTCCCTAGTTGACCATCACCATTAGCACCCCAACCCCATAAAGTTCCATCTGTTTTAATGGCCATTGCACCTTGAGTTGTTCCACTTGTCGATACAGTTAACCAATTTGCTAACGCACCAATTTGCACGGGAGAATTGCGATCTGTAGTATTTCCCAAGCCAAGTTGCCCAGAAGTATTTCTACCCCACGCCCAAATAGTCCCATCTGTTTTAACAGCAAACGAACTTCCATAATTTGCGGAAATATTTAACCAACTTGTTAAAGCGCCAACTTGTTTAGGTGAATTGTATTCTGTTGTGTTACCTAACCCTAATTGTCCATAGGCGCTATTTCCCCATGACCACAATGTGCCATCAGTTTTTACAGCAAGGGTAAAGTATGCTCCACCAGCCACCTTTAGCCAATTTGTTAGCGCACCAACTTGTTTTGGAGATGAGTAAGAAGTTGTATTTCCTAAACCTAACTGACCATTGGCATTCTGACCCCAACCCCAAAGTGCGCCGGATGTTGTAATAGCAAAATTAAGTTTACTGTATGGTGAATTAGATACTGTCGCCCAAGTTGTTAAAGCTCCAATTTGAATGGGTGAAGAACGATCTGTTCTGTCGCCTAAACCTAATTGACCTAAATTGTTCCACCCCCACGACCATAAAGTTCCATCTGTTTTTATTGCCAAAGATGACCGAAAATTAGCACTTGCTTTTGACCAAGTAGTTAACGAGCCAACTTGTTTTGGGGAAGAGTAAGCTGTTGTGTTTCCAAAACCAAGCTGACCATTTCCGTTTTCACCCCACGACCACAATGTTCCATTTGTTTGAATAGCTACAACATATTGATTGCCGCCAGAAATTGCTGACCAAGTAGTTAACGAGCCAACTTGTTTAGGACTGGAATAATAAGTGTTGTTATTTAAACCAAGTTGCCCACTAGCGTTGTTTCCCCAGCTAAATAAGTTATATAAGTAAGTGGTCGTCTGGGTTCCAAGCGGATTAAAACCCGGCTTGTTTATCCCAGCGGCATATCTAAAGCTCACGCTACGCTCCTCAGTGCGGCACGGTTAGCGTTTAAACGCTCCTTGATCTTCTCAAACGGAGCTTCCCATTCGCCAAATACTTCTTGCCTGAATAAAGTCATGGTGTCGTAATAAGGTGTCTTGTCGCCGTCTAACGCATACAGGTAGTAGCCCATCACTGGAATCACTACCCAAGTCTCAACGCCCATAGCCGCCGCCAAATGGCTGACAGATGTGCAAGAAGAGATCACCAGATCACAACTTGCTACCGCAGCTTGGGTGTCTGCCCATGTGTTTAATGGTACTTGTTTTACCCATGTTGGGCAAGCATCTGCACCCTCATCACGCTGTAAAGAAATGAATTCTGCGTCAGCATCTTTTACTGCGGCAAACAACAAATCGTAGGGGAAGCGTTTGTTGTGGTCGTCTTCAAACTTACTGTTGCCCTGCCAGCGGATACCGATGCGTTTCTTACGGCCTTTGATGGTCGTAGGCTTAGTGATGTAAGCATCGCCGCGCAGGTCTGACATCTCATAACCAAGGTAGTTAGGGGCTGTCATACCATAGCACCAGAAGTCGTGGAACACGCCAAACTCAGCACCAACTTGAACAACAGCGGATACACCTTCAATGCCTGAGAACAGGCCAGCCAGTTGACCTGAGCAGCAGACCACTACCTTATTACCCCTAGCCACTAGATCACGGGCATAGCGCACTTGGTGAATCTGATCGCCCAAGCCGTGGTCGCAGTACAAGAGAATCGTACCTTTGGTCTTACCGTCCCACTCAGGGGCTGGTGTGTCTGGGCGGCGCTCACCAATGATCCCGCAGTAGCGACCGCGATCCATCTGCTTGTAGCCTTCACCAATCTGACCCTGTTTGAGTAGATACCATGAACGGTTATAAGCCGCACGGTGGTCGTTAGGACGCTCTGCGTGGAGCTTCTCAGACAGTCTCCAGCCTTCAGCAAAATCACCCATCTTGCCTGCGGCTACCTGTAGATCAAGGTCATCCAACTCAGGCATCGTCCGTGCATTACCACTCCAGAACTCTGGCTGGCAAAACTGGTTGTAGTGGTGCTTTAACAGGTCTTTGGACTTGTCGTTGTGCTGTTTAGCCAAGACTGGCTTGACATCGTGCATACCAGCGTAGCCGTGCAGATTCTCATCGTCTTCTTTAACTGACGAGCCGTCAATGTTGGAGAAGTCGTAATCGTATTCAGGCAGTTCCAAGAACTCATGGATACGGGCAAGTTCTGCGCGGGGATCAGCCAACAGCTTGTCGTATTCAACCATCAAGAAGTTCTCTGGCATGGCGGCGTAGCCAGCTTCTAAAGACAGGTAAGCGGCTTTCAGGTGGTCAGCTAACTGGCCTGAATACATGAACTCATCCAGATCAGCAGGCTTTGCCACACGGACAAATGAAGCCATACAGTCAGGAACAGGACGAACCGTAGCGATCACCTTGCATGGGCGACCAATCACCTGAGACATAGCACCCATGATCTGGGGAATAGGCCAACCACGAGACTTGTCAATGATGACAGGCTTGTCTGTATCAGCGTAAAACGCATCAATGCACCCACGCATGGTTTGTGCAAGTTTCTCTCTGGTGGGGTCGTTCTCATTGAGAAGACCCGCTGAGTGCCATGTATTAGCCAAGCCATCAAGGGCGTGGACAAGCCCAGATGTGGTGGATACATGAGTCATTGGGTTCTGGTTCAAAATAGCCGCAAGGACTGTTGAGCCAGAACGAGGAATGCCAGAGAGGAAGTGCAGTGTTTTGTTCATACTGTGTTTACACCTATTGCCAAAATGTTGTTTGCATTACCACCAAATGTACTTAATGTAGTCCATGTTGTAAGTGAGCCAACTTGTTTAGGCGATGAATATGCTGTTATGTTTCCAAGACCTAATTGACCAACATTATTAGAACCCCAAGCATATAATGCTCCAGATGTTGTGATGGCATAAGTACTTGTATAGGTTCCAGCAATTTTTAACCAAGTAGTTAAAGAGCCAACTTGTTTTGGAGAAGAGTAGTTTGTCTGATTACCAAAACCAAGTTGACCACTGCTATTTAATCCCCAAGCCCATAGCGTACCATCAGTTTTTAAAGCAATTGAGGAGGACATTCCCGGAGCAACATAAGCCCAATTAGTTAATGAACCAACTTGTTTAGGGGAAGAGTAATACGTAGTGTTGCCTAAACCCAAAGAGCCTGTACTATTTCCACCCCAAGCGTACAAAGCTCCACTTGTTGTAATGGCAAGTGTAAAATTACCAACAGCACCAACTTTTGCCCAAGTTGTTAATGCACCAATTTGAACTGGGGAAGAACGATTTGTTAATGTTCCATCTCCAAGTGCGCCAAGTACGTTATAACCCCATGCCCAAAGCGTACCATCAGTTTTTATTGCTCTTACCCCGGCATTAGCACAAGAGACAGAAGCCCAATTTGTCAGCGCACCAAGTTGCTTTGGAGAGGAATAGCTAGTTGTATTTCCTAAGCCTAATTGTCCATAAGAGCCAGCGCCCATTAACCACAACGTTCCATTACTTTTTATTGCGGCAGTCATGTTAAATCTACCACTAGAAACTTGAGTCCAACCAGTTAAAGCCCCAACTTGTTTTGGACTTGAGTAATTAGTAGTGTTACCAAGACCAAGTTGCCCATTTCCGTTGTAACCCCAAGTCCATAAAGTACCATCAGTTTTAATGGCGGCAGATGTATTGTTATAACCACCAGCACATATTTGTAGCCAATCTGTTAATGAACCAACTTGCTTAGGGGAGGAGTAGTTAGTTATATTACCAAGCCCAAGCGCCCCTTGGTTGTTATCACCCCATGAAAACAAACGAGGCCCCGTCACAGGCGGTGAAGGCCAAGTCCCAGCCGCAATAGCGGCATTCACCTGTTGCATTGTCCAGATGCCTGAGTATTGAACGCCGGGGTATGTTATTGGCATATTAGTATCCGAGTGCTGTTACAAATTGCCCAAAACACTTAACACTCTCCCAAGTGCTTAAGGCTCCTACTTGCACTGGAGATGATCTGTCAATTAAATTTCCTGATCCTAATTGCCCTTGTGCATTAGATCCCCATGCCCACAAAGTATCATCTGTTTTGATTGCAAGAACTGCTGTTGATGAGCCTCCAAGTGAAGGTGTAGATGAAATTGTTGACCAATTTGTTAAAGCACCTATTTGCATAGGTGAAGAATAATTTGTTGTATTTCCCTGCCCCAATTGACCAACGTTATTTTGCCCCCAAGCCCAAGCAGTTCCATTTGTTTTAATTGCAAAACCAGCAAAATAAGCAGATGCAACATTTAGCCATGAAGTCAATGCACCAATTTGTTTTGGTGACGAGTAGTTGGTTGTGTTTCCAAGACCTAAACAACCAAAGCTACCTCTACCCCAAGACCACAGAGTGCCGTCAGTTTTACTGGCAAGTGTGTTGTAATAACCAGCGGAAAGATTTAACCAGTTAGTTAAAACCCCAACTTGCACAGGAGATGATCTACTTACAGTGTCTCCTAAACCCAAAAGTCCATTGGTATTAACTCCCCACGCCCATAAAGTTCCGTCAGTCTTAATTGCAAAACCCGATTGTGTTCCACCAATTACTTTTGACCAGTTTGTAAGAGAGCCAATTTGTTTTGGGGAAGAATAAGATGTAGTGTTTCCAAGTCCAAGTTTACCGCTACCACCTGCCCCCCAAGACCATATAGTGCCATCTGTTTTAACAGCAAAAGATGCTTGCGAAGCGCACCCCACGCTCGCCCAATTTGTTAAAGCCCCAATTTGTTTTGGAGAAGAATAACTGGTTGTATTACCTAAACCCAATTGGCCTTGCGCTCCAGTACCCCAAGACCATAAGGTTCCATCAGTCTTAGTGGCTAATGTAAAAGCATAACCATTGGCAATGTTTAACCACGTAGTCAGTGAACCAACTTGCTTGGGTGATGAATAACTTGTAGTGTTTCCAAGACCCAATTGACCATCATTATTACGTCCCCAAGTATACAAATAGTATGTGTACGAAGGCGTTTGAGCCGCTAGAGGATTAAACCCCGGCTTAACAATACTCCCCGGAAACATTTGTCTTATAGACATACTGTTCCTCGCTTAAGAAGCAATAGACTCGTAGCTGATCGTGTAAGTGATACCGCTAGATGTACCAGATGTCACCACAATGGATGAGTTCTCCATCAGGTACACCGCCGTGGTCTTATCTACTGCGATCACAGATGCACTAGCTGGCACTGAGATAGTAGAGATGATTGGGTAGTTTGTACCTGCGCCAGCGGCGGCTGAGTTAATAGCCACCGTTGCGTTTACAGCACTTGAGCCGTTTACATTGGCACACACGATCTGGTTGATCTTGTAGACCAGACCAGAAGATGCGGCGTTAGATAGCAGAGTGTTAGCCGTTGTGTTACCGGGTGTTAGATACGTTGTATTGCCCGTTAGGGTCGTGACGTTAACAATATTTGGATTTGCCATGATAGTTCCTTACAGACCGAATACGATTGAGAAAGCGATTGCCTGACCCTTGGTAGCACCAGAAGCCGCCGGAGCAGTGGATGCCCACGTTGTGCCATTAGAAGTCAAAACATTACCTGCTGTGCTAGGTGCTACAAAAGTTGGTGTTGATGTTCCGTTACCTAGAATAACGTTGTTAGCAGTCAAAGTAGTAAGGCCGGTACCGCCTTGATCCACACCAAGCGTTCCAGTAGACACTAGGTTCTTAGTGCCATTTGTAAATACAGGCTTGTTGGCTGTTAGCGAAGAGTCAATTAGATCATTGGCTGTCAGCGTTGTGCCGTCAAAAGTCAGGTTAGCAGAACCACCAAACGAGCCAGAACTGTTGAACTGAACCTGTGTGTTAGAGCCACCAGCAGAGCCACCGCCCACATTAACAAAGTCAGAGCCATTCCAAGCAATGATTGCCCGTGTACCAGCCGCTACCGTTACGCCCGTTGTAGGGGTTGTAGGGCCACCACGAACTGTTACCGCAAAACCACCTGTCGTATCGTTGATAACAACGTAAGTCTTACTTTGCTTTGGAGTATTAATAAAACGCAGTGCTGTACGTGCGCCAGTACACAGAAGAACCGCATACTGAGAGCTATTGGCTGTTAGACCTGTACTTGAATCAGTACCTGTTGTAACAGCCAAATTAATGTCTGCATCAGTTGTAATTGTCTGTGTACCAGCTACCGCAACGTCCACAATCTGGGAGATCGCGTTGTTAACCGTATTACCCCAGCTACCGGATAGAGTTCCTTGTACTGGGAGGGTTAGTCCAATTAGCGATGTGTTTGCCATTTAATTCTCCTACTGAGTAGAAATTACTGTCCAACCGGGAGATTCCGTTGTATCAACAGCAGCCCAGCCCGGTGTTTGCGGATTGCTGATATTTTGCCAGTTTGCGACCTCTGTGTCATCAATAATTTCCCAAAAATATCGCCCACCGTTTATTTCCGTTATTGCCATCGTTTCCGTCCGGCTCAATTGGTAGTTTGCACCACCAGTATTTATATCCGTGATTGCAACAGATTCATCTAAAAACTCTTGGTAATACGTTCCTACAGTCGTTCCTTCTGCAATAGCCATCGACTCTACGATGGTCACAATCAGCACAGCCACCTGCGCTTCTGCTATTGCAATCGACTCTGATATATCACCTAAGAATGTAGCAACTGCCGTCTCTACATCCACAATTCCTAACGAATCTGACACACTCTCGTTATAGCTTGTCTGCGCCGCCTCATCATCCGTAATGGTCTGGCTATCTGCCACACTGACGTTATAACTTGTAATTGCTGCATTATCCTCAGCAATAGCCATTGTCTCAGTAACAGAACCCACAAACCCAGCAACAACAGACTGCGCTTCAGTAATAGCGGCAGATTCATCCACCGCTACATTCACAGTCAGAGCTACAGTCTGAATATCCTGAATGCCCGCTGTACCACCCCACGAATCAGAACCCCAAGCATCTTGACCCCAAGCCGTCCCGCCGGTCAACGACTCCGTAATACTTACATCAATCAATAACCCAGCGGCTTGAGAGTCGGCAATAAGGGCGGTTTCAGTAACGCTGACAGGGAAAGTCTCTCCCCCGCCCCATGCGTTATCACCCCATGCGCCGTCACCCCAAGCTAACGCCATATCAAGTCAATGTTAATGTGTACGTTACCGCAATCGTGTCACCGTTAACAACAGCCTTAGAACTAGAGAAATCACCCGCAGAGAACAATGTGCCAGTGGTTGAATCTTTAGTTGCGCTACCGCCAATGTTAATAAAGCAACCAGCCACAGTACCCGTGCTAGTCATAGCAAATGACACAGCAGAAGACGTAGCTTTACTCGAAGCAGAAGCCGCGCTAAAAGAAGGTGTAGGACGATTACCAGAGTAAGCAGGGGCGTTAGTACCACCCACTTCTAACCAGCCTGCGTGGGAAGCTTGTGTGTCAGCTACGTTAGCCGAACCCACACCCTTTAGACCCATCACAACTGCGCCAGCGGCTGAGTTACCAAGGATAGTATCTAAGGTCAAGTTCTTACCAACAGTCGTTACCAAGTTCTGGATGGGTTCGTCCCATTTAACAAAGCCATCAATGCTGTAGCAAATAGCATGGTATGTACCATGAATAGCCATCTCATCAGTAGGCATGGTGTTGTATTTTGTGATTGCTGCTACTTGATCGGTAGCGGTGATTTTGTCCAAGCTCATGTGAGGCTCCTTAATTAGAACTACGAATTAACGAAGTGGTTGGGCCATTTACTGGCATTGTGATAGTGAAAGTTGTCGTTGACGTTTTATCAGACCCAAAGTCCAACACAGCAACGGACTTATTACCTTTGCTTGAGTTATAGATCAAAGCGCATCTAGCCGTGATAGCCCCAGTCCACGATACATTTGGGAAGCCCACATAAGCCGTGTATCCAGAAGACGATACCGTAATAGGTGTTAATGTTGCACCGCCAGCAACGTAAGTGCCTGTATTAGCAATCTGCCCGGGCGTGCTCACGGAATACACAGTTGTATTCTCATTCAAGTCGGCAGAAGCTGTATACAGGGCAATCTTGATAACGTCTGTAGTAAGGTCGTGAATACCTTGGTACAGCTCTGCCTTGAAGCTTGTGGTCTGGGTCTGAACAATACTCATGAGACTGCAACCCTAACTTGGCCATCGCGGTATGCGTCAGCCCTTTGTTTACCATCACCCAAGTTCTTGAGAAGCGCCATAGCTTGAACATAACGTTCCTGATACAGCTTATACATCCCATCTTCGGGCGAGCTCTTCATGTATGTACCGGCCTCAGACAGAGTTCCATACAGCAGTGCAGAGTCAAAGTTATCACCCAGCCATGTGGTCAGCGCGGTAACAATAGACTCTGGGTAGTAATAGTAATGCAGCTCTGCGTAGTAATTGGCATTAGGCGTAGGGCCAAGAATGAACGACAGCTCATTGACGTTGGCAGACTGGGGGCCAAAGATAGCATAGTGACGGGGCTCTGAAACCTGTGCGCTTAGTGGATATGCCTCGCGCATAAAGTTCACATCTTTATTCAAAAGGTACAGATAGTCACCTTGAAACACAACCGCGCCATTCACTGTACCGCTATTAGCCACTGTTAATGTGATTGTGGTACCGCTGATGCTACGAACAATAGCATTAGTGCCAATATTTGTACCCGTGACCTGCTGGCCTACAGCAATACCTGTAGCGCTGGCCACAACAATCGTCTTGGCAGCAGATGTACCAGTCGCTGTTGTTGCATTGTACGGGTAGATAGCAAGGCTATATGTCGAGAGAAAATCTTCTGGACAAGCCAAGTACTTATTGCCGGTTGCCAAAACGCCCGTGACATTCTTACGCAAGTTGGCAATCTGCACCGTGTTATAGATGCGTTGCTCCGCCTGCTTGATCATTGTATTGATCGTAGTCGTGTCAAACGTGTTCTGCGTGTAATCAGTTACCGCAGCTACAAGTTGGGCGTATGTTAGTGCCATAATTTAAGCCATTGGGCCGCGAGACATTAAACCTTTAGTGGCCGCGCCAGTGCCGCGCATCTTAATGCCGGACGTCTTAGGTGTGCCACCAGATGATTTGTTGATATTACCAACAGTCATCTCTACTGTATCAGCACGGCTTAAGTTTTTACCAGAGCCGGGATTTTCTTTAGGAGCGACTTTCTCGCCCTTCATTGTGTGCGGAGGAGCGTAGACTTTGGCATCGCCAACTTCTTTACCCATCATCATCTTGCTGTATTTAGCCATGTTAGCCTCGCTTTTGTGCGGCAATCTTTGCCAAATTACGACCCATGGTTTTCATGTCAGAGTTGGTTTTACCCTTACCCTTACCTGTTCCGCCCTTTGTTTCTTTGACAGAAGGGCCGCTGTTAGGAAAGATGTGAACATCAGTCTTACCTTTTTTAGCGACTCCGTCTGCTGATCGTGTATATGCCATGTTTAGCTCCTATGAAACTGTTATCGTTACTGTACCAACAAATGCCGTTGCAACCAAGTAGTTAGGTGTTAAATATTCATCAAAACCACTAGCTCCACCGACTGGATTCCAACCCCACTGGATGTCCCGTGAACCACCAGTTAAATTTCCCGCTGCATTCAAACCCGCCGTCACATACGTTGTGTCTGGCCGTGGCTGATACAAAGCCTGCGGATCATAAACAGGATACATACCCAGCTGCAACTGCGGCTGATCTGGATCCCAGCAAGCTTCACAAACCTTTAGCTGATAAAGCTTGGTCTTGATGACCTCCATCTTTAACTGCTTTAACTTATAACGCTGCCCACACCGATCACATTCGGCAATAGCATATTTACCGGATGCAAACGGTGTTGCCATTAAGTACCACCACCAATGAACGCTATACGAGGCACCAACCTCAATGTAGCCTTCTCGCGATCTTCTTGAGCCGCCAAAGTATATTGTTCGTCATAGACCCGCTTAAGCATATCCAGACGGCCTTGTAACTCAGGCACCTTCATGGCTATGTAGTAGGCTAGTCCGGCCACTACGCATGGTAGGAAGCGGAAATTCATATCGGATGTTTGTATACCAGCGCCAGCGTCTTGGATGCGGCGCATTCTGTAGTACACAAACTGGTATTGCTGTGAGTTATCAGGCGTAGGCCACACCGTTACAGCGGGCAACTGGGGTACAAACACCGCAGCTCCATCTGTTTGTGCAGCAGCTGTTGTATTGTTCTGACCACGGAACACACCGCCCAGCACATTACCACTGATATAAGTGTAGTAAATATCTTCAGTGCCTAAACGAATGTATCCAGACCCAGCTAGTCCAACCACCGAACTAAGCGTGATTGATGTGTCGGTCGATGTGATGTTGCCACTAAGTACAATGTCAGTGGGATTAGTTTCACCAGAAAGACGCTGAATCCAAACTTGGATCGGCCTGCCTTGAACCAACTTGTTAGGGATTGTTGCATAAGTAGAAACGCTAATGCGCGTAATACTCAAATCTGCCTGAGTTGATGAGTTGTTGGCTTGCGTTCTAATCACATGATCTAGCAAGTCAATCGTATCTAAAGGCAAAGCGTATGTAGCCAGTCCCGGAGTCAGAGTAATTGTCCCTGTCTCAATCGTCCACATATTGATGCCACGATTAGCCCACTCAATCGTCATCAGGTTAAGAGAACGGCGCGCTGTGCGTAGGTCATAACCTGTACGCATCTCACGGCCAGCTCTCTCCCACGCCTCTTCAGCGAGCTCGGTGAACTCCATGTTAAAGGCTGTGGTTCCTGTAGTGGTCATTTCTTGGCAGTCTTAGCAGAGTTAATGAATGCTTGAGCTGTAGGCGCACCCTTAGAGCCGGGCTTACGCATCTTCTCTTTAGAGCCAGCTGCAATACGTTTTCTCTTGGCGTTAATGTTGGCATACAAGCCAACAGGCCCGCCATCAGCGTACTCAGTAAAGTCAGTGTCATCCCTACGCTCTTTGCGTACACCTTTGGGCATTTTTGAGGCGCGCATAGCGCCCATTCCACGGCTTGCCATCATTTAGGATTACCTTTAGCTTTCTTGGCTAGAAACAATTTATCAACCATTTCTATCCGCTGGGGTTTAGTCGTAACTTTGTTAATAATACCCAACCGTTTGGGTTTGCTGGCGCCGTAAAACCCAGCCTTCTTTAAAGACTTAACTACTTTAGCAGCTGGTTTTACGGTTGCCATATCAGCACATCTTTCCGCGAGTCTTGCCGCGCTGGGCAATACCATCACCACGTTTTGAAGCTGTCATACCGCCACTGGCTTTCTTAACAACTTTCTTTTTAGGAGCAGCTGAACCGCCATCAACATCTTGAGGTGGCTTCATACCTTCAGTAAAGATGCCACGATTCATTTTGCGTTCATAGTCAGCCAGCTCTTTAGCTGTAGGGCCACCTTGACCGCCACGGCCAGCACCGGCTTTTTCTCGAAGTCTGTCTTCAAGCTCAAGTTCCATGTCGGTAGAACCGCCGTATACGTATGGGTCTTCACGCATATCAGCTCCTTAACACATTCCGCCGCGCTTCATGACAATTTGAGTGCCCTTGGTTTTGCCTTTAGTAGCAATACCATCAGCCGCTTTTGTATAGCCGCCTTTTGCATAAGCCATGCCGCCCATGTTCATTTTCTTGGCCGCGCCGCCGCTGGCCAGCTTGGTCATGGTTGAGCCTTTGTGCAAACGGCCTTCGTGTTTGTTCACGGCCTTCTGCATCATTGACTTGTCTTGCTTCATGTCTGCTTTAGCCATGCCGCCTTTAGCCATCTTGCCCTTACCGTCAGCCGCAAAAGCTGGAACTTTTTGTCCATCTTTCATGACCATTGGCATACCGCCACCTGCATATCCGCCCATATTCATTTTTTTCACATTGCCACCTTTTTTAAAGTTACCAAGATCCTCTGGATTTGCCTCATTGGCAGCCAGAGCACGAACATCAACGCCACGTTCATCAAGACGGCGGCGCGCCATACCGGGTTTCAGCCCACGTTCACGACTGTAAAGCGTTGCATCGCCGGGTTGTTTGTACAGAGCGCGTTTTACCGTAGCAACGTCATCATCAAATTCAGAATCTTTTTTAGCCATAGTGTCACCACCTCTTGCAAATTTACGGCCTTTATCGGCCTCATTAAAATCTTTACCCACAGACTGTGGGACGCCTGCTTTCTTGGCAAACGCTGGGTTATGAGCCACCGCCGCCATGAAATTGTGTTGCGCTTTACTCTTGCTTGGCATTATCGCCCCGCTTGAATAAGCTGGTCAATTTTTGCTTCAAGTTTGTTAAAGCGTTGGTCAATGTGGTTCGTAATGCGATCCACTTCTGCTTGAGTAACGTTATCACGGGCAACCTCCTCACGGGTTTTGTTCAAAAGAATCGTAATACGGGACAACTCGCGAAACTTTTCATTCACGATATAACCCATAACTGACATTAACAATGTTAATGTGGCCGACCAAACTGTATTGAGATCTAGCATTTCCATTTCTTCAACGCTTTATTGATCCGTGAATCTGGATCTTTTGCGGTCTTTTCGCTGGTTAACTTCTTCTTCATACCGCCCATCCTCGCACAGAAAGCGTCCTTGCGGGAGCCGCCTTCCGGCTGGGGAGGTTTCAAGTTCATACCTTGCTTTTTGGCGGAGGCGCGTCCCTTGGCATTCAAGCCACCAGTCGGACTCTTTCCCTCTTTCCTCTGCCATGCTGGACTCTTAGCCATAGAACACCGTGATTTTTGCGCTGGCAGGCAAAGTTATATGGACATTTGTACTAAACAAAACGCCTTCTCCGGGAACCGTAAATGATAGCGGATTTGTTGGTGAAACAGCAATATTAAATTGCAAAGTTATGGGGCCGCCAGAACCACCGTCGCGAAAAATAATGTCACCAGCAGTGCCGCCAGTCAAGAATTGATAGCCCCGCACTCGGGTGCGGTAGGGCACCGCAGTGCCAGTCGCTTCTAAATGAACGGCTTTTACGTCTGTTTGCATCATAATCAATCTCCTTTAAAAAAGGGGCCGAAGCCCCTTGGGTTGATTAAGCGATACGAGAGAACACGTATGCAGTGGCGCTAGAGAACATGATGCGGAAGCAACCAATGCCAGTTACGCCAGATGGCACGGTCAACAGGCCAGCACCAGCACTAGAACCAGCGGCTGCAGCGGCAGACAAGATGCCATTAGTTGCAACAGCGATAGTCACGGTGTTTGCGCCAGCGGTGTTGTCAACGTACAAGTCCAGCGTAGTGCCACGAGTTGCGCCCAAGGCTGCGCCAAGCAAAGTGCCTGTAGGCAAAGTGATGGTGACTGTTCCAACAGAAGTTGAAGTGATGTAGCCCGTAGCAACTTCTGCTGCGGTGGCTGTTGCTGTGGCGTTAATAGCAGCGGTTGAGGGATGGTTTTGGTCAGTAAAAACCAGATTTGTAGTAGTTAGGTTGGTTACGCTAGTGGTAGCACCAAACGTAGCGTCAACTGTAACTGCGCCAGTTGTTGCGTTAATAGAAATGTCTTGAAAGCCGTTTTCAGAACGAACTGGGCCGTTAAACGTGGTATTTGCCATGATTTTTCCTTACATACAAGTTAAGTGCATCAGTCTGTATGTCGTCAGCCGGGACTGTCTAATGCACCGGATAAGCCCGGATTAATATGTTTATACCACTCAAATAAAAACAATGCAACAAAAAAGGGAGCCGAAGCCCCCTTTTTCTTTACCGCTGATTAAGCACCAGCAGAGCCGAACATACCCAATGGATCTGACCAACCAAAAGAATAACGCTCGCGAGACTTGTAACGAACGTTACCTGTATCGAAGTCGCCGTCCATGGAGTTAGCCAAGGGTGAACGAACAAAGTGCTTCATGCCGTTAGGAACGTCTGTGGTCAAGAACCAAGCGTTAGTATCGGTCAAGAAGTGGTTTACACAGTAACCTTCAGCAATTGAACCGTTGTTCTTAATTGCGTTGATGTCGTTATCAGCTGTACCGACACGGAGTTCCGTTTCGAGCAAGCGGGTAGCAACGAATTGCAATGAAGAAGGAACAACCAATTTCTTTGGTTTAGCTGCGATCAACAGGCCGCGCTCGTCTGTCCACAAGCTGATCTGAATAACGGCGGCTTCCAAAGAAGTCTCGTTCAAGTCAGCTGGTGTAGTAGGAACGTTACTGTTAGTACCACCAGACACCAAAGGATGTGATGCACTGAACAATGCAACACCGTCACCACCAACATAAGCGCTAGAGAAACCGTTGTTCAAAACAGCGGCTGCTTTAACTTGCTTGGTGTATGCCATAGCGCGGGCCAAAGCTTTCGTATAACGTGCAGACAAAGAGTCATACAAGTTATCTTCGATAGCCTCTTCAGTCAAGCTGAAGCCCAAAGCAATGGTTTCGTGGTTGTATCGAGCAGTCCATGCTTCCTGTGCATTGTCATAGCTGATGGCAGAGCCTTCATTTTTGACTGGTGCGGCAGAGAAGCCAGAGAGTTTAGTCTCTTCTTCGAAGCTACGCTCTGATGTCTCAGTTTCGTAGATCTCTTTGTGCTCTTGATCGTATGTTGCATATTGCAGACCGAACAAAGCGTTCAGACCGGGAAGCAACTCTTTAAGTAGTTGTGCGCGTGAAATAGCCATGATCTAGCTCCTTATGCTGTAGCAGTTGCTGCGTAATACTCGTGCTGACCAAAATTCAATTTAACCAGAATTTCTGGGAATTGATTAAAGATCAACGTTGAGCTTGCGGCAAACGCAGTGATGGGGGCTTGATTCAAAATCACAGTCGTTGCACCAGCCGCCGCTGCTGTATCTACAAAGGATCCTGAAGCAATGTAATTGCCGTTAGAGTCCAATGAGCCTACATCAGTACCAACAGGCAACGCAAAGGGAATTGCGCTACAAGTGATAGTGGCAGTTGAAATGCTTGTGAATGTGGCGGAACCAAGAGAAACTTCGGTATCTGGATTCAAACCCAACACACGCAAAGGCAGAGCATCTGTCGTTGCAGGCGTATCGCTTGGAGCTAGAACTGCGTTCTTTGAATTACCAGTTGCAGTGCTGCCAGTGTTGTTGATCATGGCCACGTTTTGGCCGATCATTGCACGAGCACCAGAAGCAATAACAGTAGTAGCCGAGCAAACAACAGCAGAGAACACAGTGTCAGGATCGTCACAAACGATAGCCATAATGTCGCCCGCAGCAGTACTTGCTGGATAATACTGAGAAAACGTCTTCTGTTTGGTCAGCGGGTTGGTATACGAGCATCCCAAAAAGACACCCGCTACTGTACCCAACGTACCAGTACTTACAGAAAGACGCTCTAAATTACCGCGAACCAAGCCCACGAGATCACCATAAAAGATGTTCGTAGCGTAGTTGTTGATGATTGCGTATTCACGAGTAGAACCCGCAAATACCTGACCTCCGATCAAGTTGATCGGTTTTAGCCCGTAAGGGCTTGAAACCACAGGATAAGCCATTTAAGACTCCTATAAAATTTAAGTACCTTTACCAAAGCTAGACGAGGATTTATTCTCTTTGAAGAGAGGCATCCGCGCATCGCTTTGACGCATTAGATTGTTGTCTACAGCTTCCGTCTGAGATTGTGTCAACTTGTTAAAGTGCGTATTACGCTGTTCCACAAACTCTTTCGGGGTCTTACAGAGTAACAACCCGCCAATCTCAATATGGTCTTTATAACGGCTATTGGGATCAGCTAACAGTCTAAATTGTGGTTGTTCATCTAAACCTACTGGCTCCCATCCTTCGCGCCGTTTTGCGGCCAAGTTACGAGGGTCAGCTGTGTTTAAATTAGAAACACGAATCCATCGGTAAGCGTAGTCCGGGTGCTTGTCGGGTTCAGGTAGAAGTTCGGCCTGCTGCCACTGTTTAGGACGTTCAGCCATCAATCTATCTTCAAGTTCACGCGGTTTTCTGTTTTCAGCCATTATTGGCCTCCATTTCGAGTTTCGCCTTGGCATATTGCTCGGGCGTTAAATTTAGTTTCTTGGCCAGACTCATTTCAGATGGATTCAAACGAACCCTCTTAGGAGCAGTTGACCTTGTAGCCGGTGCTACCACCGAACTTCTTCGAGCGACTGGGCGCTCATTTTGTTCCGCTTCTTCCTCGAATCGCTCGGGGAAACGCTTGCGGATAGTGGCGTCTATCTTTCGATAATATTCTTGTGATGAAACCTGAACACCTTCGCGCTTGAGTCTCTCATGGAGGCCTAGAGCTAAACTGGTCATCTCTTCATCTTCTCCGAACCACGGATTTTCCTGTTGCCATGCTTGCGCGCTGGGGTCAGGACGGAACTGTGGTGCCGGCTGTGATTGCATTTGTACAGGAGTTTCTTCCTCTTGTAAAGCGGGTGGACGAAAATTCTTTACTTTTTCGGTTTTGAGGGTTGCTTGGGTAAGACGCTCTTGGGCTTCCATCACCTTATCAGTGTCGCCAGAATCATAGGCTTCACGATAAGCGCGCTTGGCCGCTTCCATCTCCATAGCCACAGCTTTCTGAACGCTCATAAGCACGTTCTTCTCGCTGTTATTAAGGTTTGACTTAAGGCGCTGGTTCTCTTGCATTACCTTTTGAGCAAAGGCAATAGCCTCTTGTTGCTCTCGTATAGCGTTATCTTTCTCACGGCGTTCATCGTGAGCCAGCTTCTTCATCTGGATTAGCTTCTTTTTGACCTTACTGGAATAGTCTTCCAGCTCATCGTTATAGAGCTCTTCCTTTACATTGTCCGGCAGAGGGGGTTTACCGCGATCCTCTTCCGGCGTGTTGTCTTCTACGTCAATGATGATCTGTTCATCAGTTTGATCGTCTTCTGTGGTGACCTTTACGTCATCCTGTTCGTCTGGGAATTTAAAAGTTTCAGCCATGTTGTTCCTTATTTACGGCGAATACCGCGAGGATCATCTACTACGCCTTCAACAGAATCGTCATTGATCACACGGAATTCTTTGCCGTGAATTACCAGTCGCGTTCCTGAATTGGGTCTAATCAAGATAAAGTCACCCTTCTTGCAGTACGGGCCAGATGGGAATCGGCTTGCGTCCTTGTAGCAGTCTGGGCCCATGTCTACTACGAATAACACAGTAGTCAGGGTTTCCTCAATCATGAGAGTTTCTTCCGCTTTAATGAGTCCGGAGTCTCCGTATTCTTTTTCCATATCGGGTATGGCACAAAGAATTCTGTAACCAGATGGGCGGGGAAGTTGTTTAGCCTTCTCCTCTGGCTTTGTGTTCAAGATCTTGGATAAATCCACGGCCTTGGTTATGTCGAGATTTGAAATCTCACTCGTCATCGTCATCGTGATTGACTCTTTCTTGTAGGTCTATGATGTATAAACGTGCAGTGAGTAGACCTTTCACCTCTCCACACATCTTCTTGTACTCCGCAAAGTCTTCAGCCTTGCCATCGGCTATTGACATTTGGAGTTGGGATACTTTGTCATCTATCTTTGAAGCTAGAAGTTTTAGGTATTTGTCGATCATTGTTTATTCCTCATCATGTCAGCCAAAAGTTTGGTCTTCTCTGACTGGGCGTCTTGGGCTAGTTCCATCTGATCTTTTTGTATCGTAGCCTGCAGGCGCGCCATATCAATTTCCTTTTGGGTAGCGATACGGTCACGCTCAATCTGCTGCTGTGATTGTTTGAGCTGGGCATCAGTTGCATCCTTCTGAGCCTTACGCTGCACCTCTTGACCCTTAAGCGCCAGCTCTTGCTGTTGCATTTGGATAAGGGGATCTTGTTGCATAGCCGCCGCTTGAGCCTGCTGGGCCTGTGCAGTATTGGCTTGCAGTAACTGGGCGCTTGCCTGTGCGATGAGCTGCGACAGCTGGACTTCCACATCCTCTGGCAATTTCTCGTTCGGGGCGGGCATTGGCACACCCATTTGCTTCTCTATCAACTGACGATAGTGGAAGCCTAAGTGCTCGGCAATGTGAGCCTGCATAGAAGCCATGATCTGATTGGCCATGGGGTTCTGACCCACCGTCTTTTGAATCAATGGGTCTTGCATGAACGTCTGGTGCGTAGCAATGTGGGCTTGTTGATCTTGGTAGATAAACGCCTTCATCGGCATACCTTTCAGTGCGGCCATGTTCTCGCTGACTGGGTCTTTTGGCATCTCATCATCAGGCAACGGCACCAACTTCTGGGCGTTTTTAATACCGAGGACATCAAGCATCTGCCTATGTAACTGTGGTAAGTCATAGATCTGGGGAGCTTGCTGGGCCAGCTGGATCACCGCCTGATATTGGACAATCTTCTGCGCCATCGTGGCCGCATTGGGATCACTCACAGGAATAACATCAACTAAGTCGTAATCAGATCGCTTGGCTTTGCGGGATCCTTCTTCTGGCTGGTAAGAGTATTCATCAGGTGTGTAGTCTCTGATAATGTCGCGCAGAAGAGCCAGCTCTTGCTTAAATGAATAGTGAATACGCGCCTGAACAGCGGTCATTACCTTTAACTGACGCTCAAGGATGGCCAGTGTCGTACCAACGGGAGAGTTGGCAGACATATCAGCAACTTGGATGTCAGCGGCAGACGCAAACTTGCGGCCTTCTTCGACAATCTTATCGAGAAGAGTTGCCAATACTTGTGACGGCTCTTTGTAAGGCAGAGCCATGATGTTCTCTGCAATAGATCCGCTTGGTACGTCCACATCGCGCCACTCAGCTGGGCCGATTGGTGTGTCATCTCCCTTAACCCGCAGACCACGGGTTTTAAAGCCGCCGGGCAAGTTGGCCAGAGTCCCTGCATCCACCAATTGACGCAAAATAGACGTACCAGACTTAGCAAATGCTCCAACTAAGTGAATCAGTCCAAAACAATAGAAGCCAAAGCCGGGGACGTAGCCATAATGGACGTAGTGCTGGCGCTTAGTGTGGAGTTTGTCGCCTTGTTTCCAGTTTCTGCGGATAGCCAGACACTTCATGCTTCCATGTTCAATGGTCACAATGTAAGGCAGGGCAATTCCTGTAGGTTCGCCGTCTTTATCGGTGTGCTCGTAACCTTCAAGGTCGAGCTCTACGTTCATCTCAAGGATTTTGTAGCGGTCATCCGACAAAGCGCGGAATCCCATCTTCTCAGCGATCTTTTTCTCTACTTCATCCAGCGTATTGTTGGGCTCTCCCAAATCAATGTCGGCATAGAATCCAGCAACCTGTAACTTACGCAGCTCGTTTTCCGTCTTTCGCATAACGTGCGTAACGCGAGGGGACGTTTGAATGTCGGACGCGCCGTAAGGCACAACCAGATCTTCAGCCGGAACGAATATTGATGTTTGTCTGTCAAAATTTGGATCAAAGTAGACTTTCTTAAAAGCATTACCAGACAAACCAAGACCCCAGACCATTCTTTCGTGCTCTGGCCTAAACTCTGTCATTACATCCGTCAGCTGATAGTTCATATCATCTTGAACACGGGTCGCAGCGTCTTTTTTCTCGGGGGTTTCCTTGCCAATGATCTGGGTCTTCACTGGCCCAGCTGCAGGAAACGTGCTCATCATGATTTCAGCTTGGAATTTAACCAAAGCTTCTGACAATAATGGGTGGTAAACACCGCAAGCACCAATCCAAGGGTCGGCGCGCTCTTCAATCTTCATCCCCAAGAGCTCTAACCCGTCTACATAGGTCTGCATCCAGTCTTTACGGGAGTTGACGTCATCGTCATAGTCGCCAACTAGGTCAGTCACTATCCCAGTTACGATAGATTCGTCTAAATAATCAACTAAGTTAGCGTCAAAGTCATCTATCTCTTCGCCGCCAATTGCTATTTCCATCCCACCCATACTAATTGTGACCTCTTCAGGGTCAACAATCTCAATTTCAATGCCGCCGTCCTCTTCGGTATCAGGCATTAGGGCTTCTAAACCCTCTGGTGCGGCGTAAAGTGATTTTTCAATGGACATATGTATCCTTAGTAGTAAGAAACTTTGCGTCTAAACGAGCGAACTTCGTCCTCTTCGTCTGTCTGCAAGCGTATAAACCCGCCTTTTCTGAACCTTATCAGAGCCTGCGTAGAAGAGTCAACTAAGTCATCGTGGTCTGAGTTTGGGAACGCAGCCATTTCTTCCATTAACTCATCAGCCCAGCGCGTAGCTGGCGCCCAAACCTTACCGCTGGCAAACAAATCAGATACAGAATTGATCCTCACCATCTTATCATTACCTCTAGACGGCGTAAACTCTTGAACAGGTATCCCCATCGCCCTGAGTTCATAAATCAATGGCGCTCCGGACGCCTTGGCCTCAACGATAAACGCATCTGGCTCCCACTCTTTATAGTGATTAAAGGCTTTCTCTTTTAACTCTGGGAATTCCATGCGCTTTTTAAACGCATCTAACAAAATAATATTCGCATCGTTCTGGTTCTCGTTCAAATAGAAAACCCCCCAAGTCGTACAAGCTGAATAGTCAGAGCGTTCGTTTTTAGTAAACGCCGTATCCCAAGACTGGATCACAAACTCGCACTTAGGCGGGTCTTCGTCTGTCCATTCTTTCCACCACTCCCGCTTAACAATCGCGCCTTGTTCACTAGTCGGGCTCTGTTGATACTGGGCATTCCACTTAGCCGCAGGCAGTTCAGACTGTAGGGCGTGTAGTTCTTCTAGGCTCCAAAACTCTGGCCATAAAGGATTTCCCGATGGGAGAATTGCAGGGAAGTCAATTACTTCCCAGTCATCGTTTCCGTCTTTATCAATCGCAGACTGCAAGATCCGGCCAGTCAGATCCCTCTTGGCCCAGCGCGTCATCACGACAATAATCGCACCACCCGGCTGAAGACGTTGACGAGGGCCAGAGGTGTACCACTCATAGACTTTATCAAAGACAGAGTTATCTCCTTGGGCCAAGGCGGCTTCTTGTTCAGAGTGGGGATCGTCAATGATTAATAGATCAGCACCTTTACCTGTTACTGTACCGCCTACCCCGATAGCAAAATACTCTCCGTTTTTATTTGTAGACCAACGTCCAGCGGCTTTACTGTCTGACCTTAAATTAACATTGGGGAATATCTTAGAGAACGGCTCACTGGCTACTAAGTTACGAACCTTACGGCCAAAGCCCACCGCGAGTTCTGCTGTATTGGAACACTGGATGATCTTCTTACTGGGATCCCGTCCCAGAAACCAAGCCGGCAACATATACGAAGCAAACTCAGACTTCGTATGCCGTGGGGGCATATTGATGATCAAGCGTTTAATCTTTCCAGTCGCGATCTCTTCAAACTTCTTAGCCATGACTTTATGGTGGCGGCCATCAATGAACCCCGGCCACATAGCATGGGCGAACTTATTAAAGTCATCAAAGGCTTCTTCTCTTTGTTGGCTGGCTTCTAATGCGTCAAGGTCGTCAAGGTAAGAGGCTTGTTCGTTAGAAGGCATCTTAAAGAAAGTCACAGCGGCGGCCTCGGCTTCTGGTTTCGTAAGGTTAAGAGCAAACATCACCCTCCTTACAAACAGGTCGCGCTCCTCTTGCATCTCCAGTTGTTGTTTTTTGTTCAAGGAAGGTTCCTCAACTTTAAGTAAGACGGGCGCACACTACGTGCCGAATGAACACTGCGCCTGCATATCCCTAAGTCACAGAGCTTCTTCACAACCCTGTGTACATTCCCCCGCCCTCTATCTCCAGTATGAAACATGATGTCATCTATAGAAGGCCCATATCCATAGTTCCTCCAATACTCATCTATCACAAGGAACACAGTCCTTTGCTTCTCAGTCATACACGCCCCTATACACGCCTCTAACGTTTGCTTAATCGCTTCTTTATTCTTATGTATCATTGTAAGAATCTGTAAGTTTCATGTAAGTTTCACTATCGTCACTGACAGATGTGGAAAAAATATACCCCACCCCTTTTTGTATACATAAACATAGGGGGGGTCATTCTGTATCAAAGTCGAGGATCTGCTCATCTGGATTTTTGGAGGGCCCCCCCTCTTTTTTTTCTGGTGTTTGAATGTCAGAGTCTAATGTTTGAATGTCAGAAACAGTATGTGATAGGGCGCCCGGCGCGCGGGGGCCTGCAGGCGGGGCCCCGGGTGCGGTGGGTGCGCCGCTGGCAGCCTCCGAAGTGGCAGCCCCTCGAATTTCTTCCATCAATTCCAGAGCATCGGTGACCGGGCCAGCGCTGGGCGCCCGCTGCTGCAGCCTATCGAGCAGCCGGGCCCGTATGTCAGCGCTCTTGTGCACGATGGTGCTCTCTTTACGCTCAAGGAAGGCTCCGACTTCGAATAGGTTACCGATCAGCTGCAGCGCTCGCATACGCTGGGCCGGTGGGAACTCTGGGTTTAGTGTGTGCTCTACCAGCTGCTGCACCAGCAGGGCCTTCAATTGTGCAGGGGTTCGATGTTTCTCCGCTTCTATTGCCAGCTTATACGCTTCAACCTCACGCTGTATTCTAGGATCGGCCGCGAGCTTATATGGCGCCGTCACAATGGTTGACTTGGCAGGCTTTGGGTTATAGCTTTGCCGGTATGCTGCAGCCTTAGTGTTACCGAGTGCAACGGCATGAGCGAAGGCCTTAGCCTTGCTGCTGATCTTGGGTGTTCTACCCTCTCCGCTGCTTAACAGCGATTCAATGGGGACTTGCTCAAAGCCGGCTTTTATTTGCGCGCGTGTTAACTTTTGAACCATGGTGTTTTCAATGGGTATGAAATAAGAATCCCGAACATAGCAGACCACGCGCAGCAATGCAAACCACCACGGCCCAGCTGGCCATCATGGCCTATCAGCTCACCAGCTGCAGCAGCTCACCCCTCCCCAGGATTATTGCCGGCCAATTTATTTTGCATTAACTGTAAAAAAACCCCTTGACAAGTCAACACATGACATTATGTAATCGTTATTCATGTTTTAACCACCACCGAAAGGAACCCTATGAAACCTCTCTACCTTATCGCCTGCAGTAGCGCCAAGCTGGGCCACGCTGCACCAGCTGCAGAGCTGTATCAGGGCCAAGCGTTCAAGCTGGCCATGGCCGCAGCAGAGCGGGCCGGCGCTGATGTAATCATCCTCTCGGCCCTACACGGCGCCGTGAGCCCCACGCGCCAGCTGCAGCCCTACGATCGCGCGCTGTGTGACATGAACACCCAACAACGCAAGGTCTGGGCCGGCATGGTCGCGCAGCAGCTGCAGCAGCATAAAGACCGCGCTATAACTGTGCTGGCCGGTAAACACTACGCCGCCGCCGTTGACTATTTCCCGAACGTATCGCGCCCGCTGGCCGGGCTGGGTATCGGCCAACAGCTGGCAGCGCTTAAGAACCTAAACACAACGACCGAAGAGCTGGAAGCGCTCGAAGAGCTGGCCCTTGCCGACTACAGGGCCGAAGAGGCCGACCGCCGGGCCGCTTGGGCCGCCGGCTGGGATATTGGCAGCGGCGCCGTATTGCTGGCTAAGGTTCGACTCGGGAAGATACGCGACCAGCTGCACGACCTCGACCACGAAGGCCGGCGCGAACTCGAGCGCGAAGCCCGGGCCGACTACGCCGAGCGCGCAGCCCTCATGCTTGACGATGCATAAACCCCAACCAACCAAAAGGAAAACCATGGAACCAATGAAACACCACCAACACCGACAGCACTACAGCCCGGCCGCCGAGCGCGCCGAATCACGCGCTGCAGCCGGTGCAGACTTCGCGGCCATTTTGCTAGTGGCCGGCGCCCTGACTGTGGGCGCCCTTTTTTACTTCGACATTTTTACAAAGGGGTTTTAACCATGGGAAACAGAGCCGTTTTAACTTTCAACACCGCCCGCAATGCGCCTGCAATTTATCTGCATTGGAACGGAGGCCGGGCCAGCGTTCAGGGCTTTATAGACGCGGCCCGCGCGCTGGGCCTGCGCCATGCGCCAACAGCTGCAGCACAAGCCGAAGCGCTCGACCAGCTGGCCGAAATGATGGCCCGGCATTTTTTCCGCTGCAATGTGGGGATGACAGTCTACCGCCAGCAATACGGCACCAGCGACCGCGACAACGGCGATAACGGCACCTATTTACTGGGCCGTGATCTATCCATTATCGAGCGCCTATACAAAGCCGGCCCCGATGAAATAAACCCGGCCAAAACCGCCGCAATTGTCGAACAGATCACGGCCACCGCGCCCGCATTTAACTAAGGGGCTGCAATGCTTTACACATTCATTCGAAATAGCGGAAACCGCAAAACCGGCCCGCTGCCTGTTACTTACAACCTCCGCGACACTTGCCCGCCCGGCTGCGCCCTTTACCGGGCCGGCTGCTATGGTGAAGATTTTCATACCCGCATGAGCTGGGACAAGGTACCCCAGCGCGGCGCCCCGGTGCAGCAGCTGGCCGGCCACATTCAAAGCTTACCGCCCGGCCAAGTGTGGCGTTTTGCTGTAGTGGGTGATCTGCCCGGCAAGGGTGAAGCAGTAGACGCCCACGCGCTGGGCCTGATCGTGAAGGCCAACCGGGGCCGGCGCGGGTTTACCTACACGCACAAACACCAGCCCGAGGCCCTGCGCTGGGTGAAACACGCCAACGCTTGGGGCTTTACGATAAACCTAAGCGCCGACAATGCCGGCCACGCCGACAAGCTGGCCAACACCGGCGCCGGGCCCGTTGTTGCCGTTGTGCCCATGGATACGCCAAAAGTCAGCCACACCCCAGCCGGGCGCCTAATCGTGGTCTGTGAGGCCCAAACCCGAGACGAAATAACGTGTGAGTCATGCGGGAATTTCGAACCATGGTGCAGCCGGGCCGATCGTGATTTTATTGTGGGTTTCCGGGCCCATGGCAGCAAGGCCAAGCAAACCGACAAGCTGGCCCGCCGAGTCATTCCAATTTTGAAAGGTTGAATTATGCTTAAAACAATGCGCGCAAAATACCCCGGGAAGTGCAGCCTATCAGGCGCCCGCATAAACCCCGGGGATTTCATCATTTACAACACAGAAACCCGAACGGCGGAGCTGGAGCCTGACGCCGACACAATCCAATTTTCAACCACCAGCCCGCGCGTGAGCGATGTTTACAACTTTTCGGGCCGCGAGTTCTACCGCAACAAAAAGGGCCGTTGTGAAGACGCGCCATGCTGTGGCTGCTGCACCATATGAACATCACAGAACCGCGCACCATGGCCCAGCTGCTGGCCGATGGATACACGCGCGACCAAGTTTATAACGCAGTTAAACGCGGGCAATTGGTAAACCTTGCAGCCCGTGACGCTTGGGGCCGCCGTACCCACGGCCCGGGCCTATTCTCAAACCCTGCAGCGCCGGCCTACAACGCCGGCCCGCTGCTTTCCGCATGGAGTCAATCATGACAGACCAAGAAATAATCAACTATTACTACGGGCCCCGGCCCGGGTTAACGCTGCAGCAGCTGGCCATCATGACGGGCCGCACCACCGCGCAGCTGTGCAAAATTTTATTCAACTGAGGCCCATCATGAAGCAAACTGAACACACCTATATTCAAGCCGGTTACAAAGTGGCCCGAGCCATCAAAGCCGGAAGCGCAGCGCGCGCCCGGGCTGCAATCCAAAATTTTGATCTGCTGCTGGCCCTTGAAGCAGAAGCCGACAGGGCCGAGGCCCGGCGCCTTTATGTGCTGGGTTATAACGAAGGCCAGCACTAACCGCCCGCCGCCCACCACGCACCGGCCCCCGGGCCGGACAGGCCGCCCGCAAGACCAGCGCACAAGCTGGCAGCACGAGGCTATTTATCCAACTATTCAAGCCAGTAAAACGAGGCTATTTTTTAACTCAACAAACGGAGATTTTTAAATCATGACTGTATCTAAGATGATTATTGAGCAAATTCAATGCGTTTATTTTGATTTGAGCGACCTACTGGAAAAGCTGGATTGTGCAGCGATCAAGCTTGAAGACTTTGAAGAATTCGAGAACTTACAAGAATTCATCATTGAACAAAAGCAAAAGATGGCTGACCTTGAAATTTCTTTAACGGAGTAAACCCATGAAATACGATGTAACAATTCAGGCTATTGTCACCAAAACCTACACAGTTGAGGCCGACACCGAAGACGAGGCCTATCAAGTGGCAAACAATTATTTTAGTCTTACCGAAGAGTTCGGCGTGTTCGAAACTTATCAGCAAGACACAATCGAAATCCAGCCATCCGAAACCGAGGAGGCCTGATCCACTTCTGTCAGTGACAGATGTGAACCTTTCACGAAACTTACAAAAACCCGCGCAGGGATTCGGCAGCCAACTGGGTGCCAATCCTCTGCTCGGTATCGTTGAAGTCCTCTCCAGCCTCGCCTAACCAGTAGACCGAGGCTATTTTTTTGGCCGTGGCCACGCCCATAGCATCGTTATCGGCAATCACTAGTGGATCACGAACACCCTTGGCGATTTCTAGCATATTCCCCGCAGAGAAACACACATGAATCGTATAGCGTTCGCGCAAATACTTCATTGCCCTACGCACAGACATACCCGTGGCAAACCCCTCACACAGAATATTGCGGCCTTTGGCATCAATGACCAGACTGGCGCCTTTGGTCTGTTGCCCTGACAAAAAGCGTTTTGTGCCGTCTTCCTGAATGAGCTGGCACCCAACCAAGTGCTGACCCACCCTCATTGGCAACACCAGTAGATCATTCCACACTAGGCCTCGATCAGGAAACCCTTTGCGGATCAAGTAGGGGTGCTGCTGCTTGACGGCATTGTTCAGAATGAATGCGGCCTTATCTGCAGCCTTACGCTGACGCAGCTGGTGCTCGCGCTTGGCCGCCTCACGCTTGGCCGCAGCATTAGGATCGGGCACGAACGGCTCGCTAGATTTGTAAAGTATGTGTCTGTCATGTACGGCAAAGTTAATGATTGCGCCTTTGTGGCCATCAAAGATGTACGCGCCGTTCTGCTTTCTCGGGTGATCATCAGTGCCAACACGCACCCAGCGATCCAACACAAGGTCTTTGATCATGAGGCCATGATCCCTTGCAAACTCTTCAAAGGTCATGCTTTCCCCTTTGATTTAAGCCAAGCAATGTTGCGCGACTTGATCCATGAAACTGTTTTGTGAGTAATTGGCGCGGGGTTTGTATGCAGCCCTCGGGGGTAGACGCCATACTTTTCTTTGTACTTCACAGCCGCATAGCCCTCTTTGTATCCCTTCGCTTTTGCAAAGAAGATCAGCTCAGAATAAAACTTCTGATTTTCAGACACGGCCTCGCGCTTAGTAATCTCCAGTTCTGTCAGCTGGCCCGGCACGTTGAGCAGCTGCTTCTGAGCTTTCTCAAACCCGCACTCACCACAAACCCGATCAGGCCAGACCCATAAAGTCTTACAGGCCGGACACTTGGCCTCGGTCTTTTCCTTTTCTGTGGGCTCTTTCTTTGCAGTCTCGGCGCCATTCTGCAGCTCGGTCACGCCCTCATCAAAAAGCTTGTCCCATTCTTTCCTAAACCGGAGGTAATTACCCGAATGATCAAGCCACAGGCCGTATTTTTTTCCCTCATAAGGCCGCATGATCCGACCCATTTGCTGCACATGACTGCTGAACGACTTAGAAAACGGCCTAGCCGACACGCCAATCATCACATCAGGGACGTCAAAACCTCTGGTCAGTATGTCTGTGGCAATTAGTCCGTTGATTTTCGTGTCAGGCCTGCTGAAATCCTCAATTGTCTCGGCTTTGAACTCGTCATCCTCTTTGTAACTGATCGACACAAAGTTATAACCGCGCTCATTAAACTGGCGCACAAGGTCGCGGCCATGCTCAACACCGGAGGCAAAGACAACTGTCTTGCGTGGGCCACCGAACACTTCATTTGTTTTATTGATCCACTCTTCGACAATGTCGCCCGTGATCTTCATGCCGCGCTCAGACACATCATCAGATGACCACTCTCCGGCAACCTTCTTGGCGCCTGTCATGTCGATTTCTTTGGCAATGTAGATCTTCAACGGAGTAAGCCACTTGTTCTCGATCAGCTCGCCAGTAGGCTTGGCACCTACTACATTCGTGTAGGTATCACCCAGCCCATTCGTAAAAGGCGTGGCCGTGAGGCCGATCACCTTCATCTCTGGGCGGTCTTTGATGAACTGAACAATCTGCTTGCGCTGAACATGACACTCGTCAATGATGAGCATAGACACATCAGGGAAGTTGTCCCTGCTTTCTAGTGTCTGCGCGCTGCATACTTGGATCTTTTCATAAGGCCTGTAGCGCCAATGATCCGCCTGCATGACACCATGATTGATTCCATAGTTACCAAGGCGGGTACTGGTTTGGTTTACCAGTACGATGCGGTCAAGCACCATCGCTACATTCTTAAGCTGCTTGGCCTGTTCTAGCATGATGGCCATCGCCACCTCTGTCTTGCCAAACCCTGTGGGTGCGTAGAGTAGTTGGCTTGTGTGGCCATCCTTAAAACCCTGAGCGAGCTTCTCCACGACTTCCGCTTGATGCGGTCTTAAACTGAGCATTTGATTTCTCCTACCGGGTACCGCCCGGCTTCGGTTTATTTAGATTCTAGTGCCTTTTCTGACCTCTCAGCGCGCTTCTTCCAATAATTCATTTGCTTGATCATCTCAGCATTTTTGTTCTGGAATTCATTGCGTGATTGGGTCATTGTGCGAAGCTTAAACTCAAGGTCTTTGACCTCGGCTCGCAACGACTCTATGGTTTCTTGAACCTCTGCGCGCGCTTCCTCAGACACAGGCAGCGTCTTGATGGCCAGCATATCTTTGAGCTTTGTATTCTCTTCTGTCAATGCGATCTGCTCAATAGCCAGCTCATGCATCTTGTCATCTTCGGTGTACTCTGGCTCTGGCGGAGGAGGGGGCGCAGCTGAACGGCCAATGTTTGTCGTATTCATTCTGCGACCATTCTTGTCAACCACAGATGTCTTCTCTAAACCCAACATCTTTTTGACACGGCCAACTGTAGAAATGGAAACATCGCATAGCTCGGCAATAAAAGCATCGGTTGAATTACCGTATTCAATGTCTTCCAAGGCCATCTGAACCACATAGCGGCGTTCTTCTGGGGTACGTGGCTTACCATGCTTGCTGTTGGCCTTTAAACAGGCTTTGAAAGCATCGCGCTTGGTGCCTTGATTGATGACCGCCTCAATGTCCAAGAACCCTGCGCGCTTGTGTGCGTGAAACCTATGGAAACCATCGCTTGGCCAGTAGGACTTGCCATCAAACCATAAATCAATAGGCGGGAATGTGTCTTTACCCTCAAGCAATATCTCGGTGTAGTGTTGGACTAAGGGCTCGTCAATTTCTTTGCGGGGCTGGGTGCCGCCGTCTAAACGAATCTTTTGGAGCTTGACTCTCTCAATAATAATTTCTGTTGTCATTATTTTCCTTTTGTTGATGTTCTTTTGGATGCGCGGCCTGCCCAGCAAGCGGCGCAGTGCCATTTTGTGTGGCCTAGTTGGATGCCACCCTCTGGTGGTTTCATTTCATTGCAACTATTGCACTCCTTGTATTGATGTACCGGCTGCTTGCTGCCGATTGATAGTTGTTGGTTAGCAAATCCATTCATTTCTTCATGTTCCTTATGTAAACCGTGAAACTGTCTATTGTGACCTGCCCAAAGGCCGTCATTTTCTCTATCTCTTTGGCAACCTCTTCGATTGTGTCGTTGCGTATCTTCTGTGATACCTCGTTGATCTGTGACTTAACCATTTGCCGCTTGCGCCAGCCCATAGCCTTCTCCCATATATTTAATTCTGGTTCACTCATATGAGTTTTTCTCCTTTAGCTTGACTTTGATATCATGCCCTAGCCTCCTCTTGAGCTTTGCTGCGCTGCTTGAGCTCGTAGTCCAACTTCACAATCAAGTCTGCAATATCTGAATCAATCAGGTGCAGCTTCTTAGTCCAGCGCGAAATCGTCAGCTTAAGATCATGGATAAACTCCTCTTTCATAGAGTCATCCGTCATCACATCGACCATTAGCCTGTAGCCGCCGCCAGTGCTTCTGTCAGTTGGTAAGCTGACAAATGCGCGAACGTGTGTTGGCTCATCGGCCAATATCGTAATCCGGCACCGTTGAATCAGGGTTCTAGCCTGATCCCTTCGGTAGTTAATTGCCGCCTCAGTATCATCCCATTCAAAGTGGCTGTGAAGAATGCTTGATTTATCAGCAGCCTCCATGATTACATCGTCAATCATCAGAACGCCGCCATTACGCCGCGCCATTTTCTCTAGTAGTTTCCGTTCTGCATCCATAAGTTTCTCCTTGTTAAATGCCTGCTAATCCCCGCCTTGCCAGACCTGTCCGATCCTCGCCATGCCTGCCATACCTTACAGCGCCTTGCCCCGCCGATCCAATCCGTGCCCTGCCTGCCGATCCGCGCCTTACCCTACCTCTCCGTGCCTCGCCTCTCCGTGCCTGCCTTTCCACGCCACTCCCGACCGATCCAATCCGCAACGAGCCATACCTGCCATGCCGCGCCTAGTCATACCGAGCCGCAACCCTCCGTGCCTGCCGATCCAATCCTCACCTTTCCGTAACACGCCCAGCCTCGCCTGCCTCGCCCCACCACGCGCGTCCCAGACGCTCCGTGCCATGCCTGCCCCGCCTTGCTTCGCCATGCCTTGCCACGCCACACCTGCTATACCGCGCCCCACCGAACCCGTCCACTACGGGCCATGCCTGCCGTGCCTTGCCTTGCCCCGCCCAACCAAATCGGGCCTCTCCACGCCTGTCCTGCCATTCCGTGCCGCGCCTCACGAAGCCATGCCTCGCCTATCTCCGCCCCGCCTGCCTTGATGCGCCAAACCTCTCCGCACCGGGCCTTACCAGTGCTCGCCTTGCCACGCCTGCCATGCCTTGCCAGTCCTCGCCCAGACAATCCGCACCGCGCGTTGCCCCGCCATGCCTGCCTTGCCGGGCCGGGCCATACCGTTCCGGTACGAGCCCCGCCTCGCCTGCGGCGATTAGTGGATACTAAACTTGGATTTAATTGTTTCCTCGCGGTCGCTCTCCACTACTTGGAACAAGCCAAACCCACAGCCAGCGCTTGCTTTGCTGTCTGGCCGGCCTGCTCCAATCCCTACCTGTAAGCCGCAACGGCTCACAAGGTTAATTACGTCAACAGTTTTAAACTGATCCATGTCAAAACGAACGCGCAGCTTAACTGCCCATTCTTTGTACATCGGGCGTGATCGCACATCCACTACGCCAGTAGCGTTGCGGGTGTGAGCCGTATACACATCACTCTTGCCATAGACGCGCACAAGTGGAATGCCATCTTGCTTGTCCCAGCCGTCAGCCTCAACGAATGTTGAGAGCTTTGCCAGCGTCATCTTGAAGCCAACCAATCGGCAGGCCGAGATCATTGCAGCGCGGAATGATGCAGCATTCACACCCTCCCAGCCATCCATGCTGCGGTAGCGGGCATCTTCTGCCTCTTTGTCATAGTCGCGGGCATCGCGCACCTTCCTATTGCCTGCAGACTTGCCCTCCTGCATCTTGGCCATAAGCTCGGCCTTCTTGCTAAAGCGCTCGACAACCAGAGGCGCAATACCTTCAAGGTAAAGATCCACAGTTGCGAACTTGGGCGGTGAAATTACGTATGTGTTTTCGACTTGTTTGGTAGCCATGATTTATTCCTTTGTTGAAAAATTAAAATTATTTTGGGTGTCGTTGCTTTTTTACGTCATTGGTTCTTCTCCTTAAACTTTTCCTCAACCAGCACCTTGAAGATGAATGTGTTCAGGTGATCTGTTGGCCAGCTGGGTAGCTGCTTGATAATTGCCAAAGTCTCTGTATTGGTCAGGTTCTTCCAGCGCTTCTTGGGCTTTCTGGGCGGGAATACGGGCACCCTTGGGTCAGAGAAGAAGTTAACATTGTCAGACCATGATGCCCAAGTAAACAGCCAGCGCCACATCATGTCTTGATTGCGGCATTTGTATTGGTACTCTGCCATTCGCAGGCAAGCTTCTTGTCCGGGCTTCATGCTTCCCTCGCTTTCATCATGTCGTCTGCCAAGGCGTAAGCATATTCAGCAATCAAATTCATCGTATTGCCACCAAAGTCATCTCTACCCTCTGCATTTCTATCCTCTGCATCTGGATGGTCTGGATGGTAAAAATCATTTATCCAATACTGGTAACAGATTGGCATAGCCTTGGCCGCAAAGTAATCCCGCAGATCCATACCGCCTTCACCGCCTACAGCTGTGACACGCGCTTCATCATTGATGCTAAATGTTGGTGTTGGGAATGCTTTCATACATGGCTCCAGAACAGAATGATCCCAGCAATAATCACAATGAAGAAGATCGCATATGCCGGCCAGATTGGCTCGCGTCCATACGGCCCACTGATGGGTTCACTATCGCAGTTAAACGCTTCGTGCATAGTGCGTGGGAAACGCTTTGTTGTATCATTTTCCATACTTACCTCCTGTTTTAAGAATATAACTCATGAATTAACGATGAGTCAACTACTATATCATCATTTAAACAACCTCTTACCCGTTGACCCTCCCTCCCCCCAAGGGGTGGACAGTCTTCGACTCTTTATCAAGGAGCTTTGCCCAGTTGTTAAATGAGCTACCGGCCAGCCAAGCCGCCCTCCCCTGAGATCCCGATAAGGTCAGTTTTCACCATCCTTAACGATCAACTCCCAGCGTACTAGGGTATGTGTCTTTTTAAGACGTCCTTGTTTATTCCGTTCGATTACTCTACTTGGAGGCGCGGGTCACGCCGAGGTTCTTGTGTTTCTTGAGTTCAGCCCATACAGGCCATTAGCTAACGCGCTCTGACGGCTGCGTAGGAGGAGAGACTGGGACGTTCACATGAAGCAGTGTTTTTCAAAACTACATTTCGTCCACTTTAGGAGCTTGCGGCGCTAACCCGCAACACAATCCCAGTCTCAAAAACAAAAAAGGCTGCTTAGAAGTGCGCCCGGTCGGAGCCTTGCTTAATGACTCTCCCCACAGAAAGCATTAAGTAAAGCGGAACGCACATCTAAACAGCCTAATCCATTGCCTCCGACAGCAACAACCCGTTTATATCAAAGATATTTGCGTTGTGCAATACCCTTATGAAAAAAAATCCCCGAGGGGTTAGCTCAGGGATTAAGGACAATCCAACAAAGGAGATGGCAACTGCAAAGAAGCCGGAGTTAATTCTACATCAATCTCCGTAAAGCGCAATGAATGCTGCATCAGCATAGGCCTGACCCACGCCCTTCTTGTCCAGCTCACGCCAGTAAGGCCACATCTGGATGGCCAATGTCCTTGACGCATCTTTATCTTTACCCATCAACCCAGCGCGCTTTTTCCATGCTTGAGGCGTAACCATCACCACAGGAATTTCAAACGCACCCAGTACACCTTGGATCACGCCAGCCGAGTGACCAAACGAAAACATTGAAGCCACCCCTTGGCCCGGCATACTGCCCACCAGCTCAACATACGCCCTGATGTCATCATCCCCATACATACGCGCCTTAATGATTCTTGCCAACGCTGCCGCATTCACTCTGTTAGCAGCACCAATCTTCATTGTTGGCATCTTGTGCCACTCAACAGGAGATTCATCACGCGAAAAAACTATGGCGCCAGACAGGCCGGGGTCTATTCCAATCCTTAACATAAATTTCTTTCTAAAAGTATTGCAAGACATGAAAGTATGTAGGTACAATGTGTTGCCGATTATACAGGAGCAAATTGTGATCATCACAAACAAATACAACTTACCACAGACCTTCGTGAACATCATGAAGCGGCCTACCTATTCCAAGGGTAAGGCCAACATATCAGCCACCGAGCTGATCAACTCACCGCGCATCGTCCAGCTGCGTAAACTGCACGAAGACAAGATCGAGACTGACGTTACAGAGATGGTCTGGTCTATCTTTGGCACGGCTATCCATGGCGTCCTTGAGCATGGTGCCGATGAGAACCACCTGATCGAAGAGCGCTTACACACAAAGATTGACGGCTGGTCTATCTCTGGAGCTATTGATCTGCAGATCGTCAACGAAGATGGCACCCTGACAATCAATGATTACAAGACTACAGGCGCATGGTCTGTAATGAATGAGAAGATTGACTGGGAGTATCAGCTCAACATCTACGCTTGGCTTGTGGAGAAAGTTAAACAGACCAAGGTTTCCAAGCTGGAGATCGTGGCTATCATCAGAGACTGGTCACGGCGGGACGCAGCCATGAAGGCCAACTACCCTGACGCACCGATCAAGGTGATCCCCATTCGCCTGTGGCCAATGGAAGAGCGCGAAGCATTTATTCAGGAACGAATTAAAGAACACTCCAACGCATTATTTGACTTGGAGACAGGGGATGAGCTGCCATTTTGTACGCCCGACCAGACTTGGGAGAAGCCTACAACATACGCAGTGAAAAAGATTGGTAATGTCAAAGCAAGAAACGTTTGCGCTACCGATGAGGAAGCTCAGGCCAAGGTGGCCGAGTATGGAAAGGATTACGAAATCATAGTCAGGCAAGGGGAGAGAACGCGCTGCGCGGAATTCTGCTCTGTCAGTAGGTTTTGTAACCAATACAAAGAGTATTTAACAACAAAGGAAAACAATGTCAGTTCATAAAAAACTTATGCAAGCGAGGGTCAAGCTTCTGTCTGTAGAGATGAAGAAGTCTGGCCAGAACAAGTTTGCCGGCTACTCATACTTTGAGCTGGGCGACTTCATCCCCCATGTTCAGAACATCTTTAACGACCTTGGCCTGTGCGGTGTCGTGACGTTTAGCACCGAGTATGCCCAGCTCTGCATCACCGATACAGATGACGGCACAGTCATTGTGATCACCAGCCCAATGGCCGAGGCAAACCTCAAAGGCGCACACCCCATCCAAAATTTGGGCGCCGTTTTGAGCTACCAACGCCGTTATTTATGGATGGCCGCCATGGAGCTAGTCGAAGGGGACGCAGTAGATTCCGCACCTCCTGTAGAAGCGCCAAAGCCTGCGGCCACACAAACCCCTGCGCCAGCTGAAAAACCCGCCCAAAAGCCCGTTAAACAGCGCCCAGACCCTATTCCACCCCAGCACGTGGAGCCCCCGGACTGGACGATCATTGTTGATGCTCCTGAAAGTTCAGAAGAATGGATTGACCTGATGGTTCGCATGAACAACTTAAAGATGGGTTTGGCCACCAGTGCCGACCAGCTCAAGCAGATGTTTCAAATCAACAAGCCTCTATACGACAAGCTCAAAACGCTGAACCCAATTGTTTATGACAACGTCATTGACAACTTTACAAAAGCTAAGAAATCATTTTTTTAAGGAGTAAATAATGGACTATCCAAATCGCGGAACCTTGTGGACTAACAGCTACAAGAAGACAGACATACAGCCAGACATGAAGGGCGACCTCAAGATTGAGCTTGACCTTTTCAAAGAGCTGCTGGCCAGCGCAGAGTCAGATCACGTTGTTATCAAGTTGGGTGCATGGCTTGGCAAGGATAAGGACGGCAACCGCAAGGTAAGCCTGAAGCTGGATAACATGAAGGCGGCGCCCCCTGCAGCCTCTAGCGCAAAGGATCCATGGGATGACTAAAGCCAAACAAAAATCCCACGCTGAGTGGGTGAAGATCTGCACCAATCTGAACAGCGCTCTTGAGTCGCAAATGAAAGACGAGATGAAGTTGCGCGCCGACATTGACAACCTTGAAGGCCATATTGCCAAGCTAGAAGAGCAGCTGACCATGTCCGTAGGCGTGATCAAGTACTTGGAGTTACAAATTGTCCGATCCAATCCAGTTCGAAGCAATTAAGACGGGCCTGAAGCAATCCAAGGACGGCTATATGCTGTCTTTGGCTGTTCACCCTGACGAGCTGCACAACGACCTCATGCGCGACTTTGTAGGCTCGCGCTATGTTGTTGTGATGGTCAGACTGGGTGATGACGAACAACCAATGAACCGGGAGAATGAGTTTCCCGGTGATCATGCGGTGAAGATGGCTGGCATTCTGTGCCGTGACCCAGACTTTTGGGAGTGGCTGCACCAGAAAGAGTGGCTATTGGAGAAGAACGAGAAGGCTTGTGCCGAGTGGGTTTCATCCTATTTGGACATAGAGTCCCGCAAAGAGCTGAAAACCAACGAAGAAGCCCGCCATTTATTTAACCAATTGCGAACCAGCTTCGAAGCTTGGAGGAAAGCATGAAGAAACTAATCCCTTACAGCGTCTACTTGCCAGTGGAGTATTACGACAAGATCAAGGAGCTTGCCAAGCAGCGTAAAGCATCTTCTATGGTGCGTGACGCCATTTGCATGATCGTTGATGGTGACGATAACTTCAAGTCCGGGTACAACAAGGCGCTCAAAGACTGTGTCAAAGAGATTGATGCCTGCAAAGAGATCGAGCACATTGCCATTCGTGGCAAGTACTTGGCCGATGTGCTGGCAGATCAGATTAAAGAACTGGAGATGTGATGGAAGACATTACCGACCAAGTTATAGCCATGGACAAAGCTTTGAGCTCTGCCCTAATGAACACAGAATGCAGCGATCCAATCGTTGCAGTCATTTCATTGAGCAAGCTTCTTTGTGAATTGCTGGTGGAGCTGGGCATGGACGATGACGAGCAGGCAACGGCTGCTTTCCGCGACACGCTTAGAAATATCCGCAAGGAACACACCGATAAAGAGGTTCACTAATGACTGAACACGACACCAATCTGCGAGATCTGGCGTCTATGTTTGCTTTGGCCGGCCTCATCATCCGTAATAGGGAAGGTGAGAATCTGGCCGAGGCAGCATACGAACTAGCCGATCAATGGATGGAAGCGAGAAAAGAACCCGAAGAAGGACTGGCCGCAATCAAGAAAGGCAAACGCAATGTCAGAAAACATGAGGATCTACGGTAAACGCTACTGCGCTACCTGTGAGCATTCCAAACCCTTAGACCACGGCAAACTTGTAGATCCAAAAGGCAACCGCTGGGTGTGCTATGACTGTAAACCAAATGTATCGAAACGAAAAACTTCTAAAAGCCGCAAGGCTCCTGCCGTGCCAGCACTGCGGGGTGAGTGATGGAACAGTGGTAGCCGCCCACAGTAACCAGCTGCGGGACGGCAAAGGCCGTGGCCTCAAGGCTCACGATTACCGCATAGCGTCATTGTGCTATCGGTGCCATATGGAGTTAGATCAGGGCTCTAAGATGGATAAGGCCCAGCGTGTTGAGATGTGGGAGGACGCACACCGCAAGACACTGGGCCTATTCTTTGAGCAGGGGATTATTGGCCCCGTCTAACCTGATTGTTGAACTCAGTCATCTTTCTTAAGATCTCGTCTTCTTTGCGCTTGACCGCCTCCCTTGGGGCATCCTTTTCAATCAGCGCTTTCTTTTCTTTATTCAGCTTAACGATCTGATTTTCAACATTGTTAGCCCGCTGCCAGAGTCTGGCCTCCGGGTTAGCCTTGACGTAATCAGCTGG